CGCGGCCCGATGGCCCCCGCCCGCGCCAGCACCCGCTCCGCCAGCGCCCGCTCCGCCCCATCCGACCCCGGGATATGATCCCACCCCGGGTCCGCATACAGCACCGCCCGCCCGCCCTCGCGCGTCGGGTCCGCCACGCTCACCCCGCGCTGCACCCAGCGCGCCGGGGTCTCCCCGGTCAGCGGATCGACCGGGCGCCGGCCGGGCGGTTCGCGCTCGAGGATGTGCACGTCGGCCGCGGGCGCGAGCCCCCGGTCCGCCAGCTCCCGGTCGCTCAAGTAGCGCGCTCGGCACCGGCAGTTGTACCCGTTCCCCGGCGCAATCACCCCCCAAGCCGCCGAATCCAACCGGAACACCTTCCCATTGAGCGCCGCATGGGCCGGGCGCGTGCGGCTATCCATGACGGCCAGATACTGTGCCCAGGGCGCCCGGTCCGCCTGCTCCAGCGCCTGCCGATGCCGCCCGGCCATGTAAGCGCTCTGTAAATTGGTCCGGTAAATGGTCTGTAACCGGCGCAAACTGCCCTGTTTCACCAGCCGCGCCTCCATGGTGTCGGGATCGACCCGCACCGCCGGCCCCCACCACCCCTTCGCCTTGAGCGTCTCCACCAACTGATCCTTAAACCACTTCTCCGTCTGCCCGCTGTCGATCGCCGTCTGCAGCGCGCCCTTGATGTCCGCCAGCACATCCAGCTTCGCCAGATTGGCGACCGTGAAGACCTGGCTATGCGCCGGCCCGTCCAGCTCCCAGTACGGCCCGGAGAGCTTGAGCCCCTTGGCCAGCAGATAGTCGGCCGCCCGGTCCGGGCGCAGCCGGAAGAGCGCCGCGAGGTCAGCCACCGGCCGGCCCCTGCCCGTACTGCCACCCGCCGCCCGCCGCGATCTCGCGCGCCCAGTCCCGGCACAGCACCGCCGCCCCCATCATCTCTTTGGCGTGCCGGGCCCACGGCGCGCAGCCGCCGTAATACTCCATGCTGAGCGCCAGCGCGTCCAGGTCATCCGCCATCGCGCGCAGTCGCCCGGCGATCTCATCCTTGGTCGGGGCGTTACTGTTCACCCTGCACCTCCAAGCGCCCGATCGCATCCGCCGCCGCCACCCCGCGCGTCAGCAGCTCCTGGAGCAGGGAGTCGTCCATCTCCCCATACCACTCATCCATCCGCCCCAGGATCGCCTCCGGCGTCAGCCCCTCGGCCAGCGCCGCCAGGATCGGCGCCAGCAACCGCTCCATCGCCGCCTGCTGCACGGCGCTCGCATCCCGGTCCGCCTCCGCATCGATCAGCGCCTGCATGGGAGCCGGGGCGTCCCGCCCCGGCGTCACCCCAGCACCGGCCAGCGCCACGGGAGCCGGGGCGTCCCGCCCCGGCGTCGCCCCGGGTCCCGCCGGCGCCTCCGGGTCACCCGGCAGCGCCGCGTCCGCGGGCCCCGCCGGGGCGAGACGCCCCGGCTCCCGTGGCCCCGACTCCTCTAAGTCATCCTCCTCCAGGTCATACGCCCGCAGGAAATAGGCCCGGGTAAACGTCGCCCCGGTCTTCACCAGAATCTCATCACGCTCCGCCAGCGTCTTATCGATCCCCTCATCCGCGCCCAGCTCCCAGCGCGGTGCCGTCTGCCCCGGCCAGTTGAGTTCCACCACCCAGCGGATGAGCTGGTTCACGACTTGCGCGACCATCTCCGCATCGCGGTCGCGGATATCGTCCGCCACCTCCAGCGCCGCCTTGGCACTGGCCAGGGTGTTCGAGGACTCCACCCCCTGATTGGACCCCAGGAGCGCGATACTGATCTCCCCGCGCCAATACTTCAGAAAGCGCTCATGCGCGTCGCTACTGCCGCCCTTGTTGGCGCTCGCCAGCACCTCCACCGACCCATCGTCCGGGATCGCCGCCACCGCATCCTGGATCATCGCCTCCAGGCTCGCGGTCAGCGTCTCATACTCAGTGGGCGAGGCACTGCGCGGCAGCTTGCCGATCAGGAAATCCCCGCCGTAGCGCTCCAGCCAAGTCACCCAGAAGCGCGCCGCGCGCCTGAACGTGAACGGCCAATAGACCATCGACAGGTCCGCAAACCCATAGGGGTTCAGATAGGTCGGGTCCTGACGGGCCAGCAAAAACTTGCGCGGCGGCAGCCGCTCGCCGTCGCTCCCCGTGCCGCGCGCCCGAAAGCGCAGTTGATTGTCCGTATCGAACAGGAACCACTCCGGCGGCTTGCCCTGCGCCACCTGCGGCACCAACAGCGACCCCACCCGGCCCCACCCCAGTTCGATCGGCTGATAGCCATAGAGCGCCCCATCCAGGGCCTCCGCCAGCAGCGCCCGCAACCCCGGCTGCGCCCCCGGCTCGCCCGCGTCCGCGGTCGCCGCGAGATCCGCCAGGATGCCCTCAATGGACTTGTGCACCCGCGCCGGACACCCCTCGCGCTCCAGCGTCCCGGACATCGCCAGCACCGCGGACTTGCGCCGCCGGATGCACCCGCCCACATGCGCATCCGCGCGCATCTCGCGATAGGTGGTCACATCGCGCCCCAGCGCCTTCAAGATCGGGTCCGGGTTCGGCAGCCAGCCGGCCAGGCCGCCGTCTGGGGAGCGTTCGCGGGTGGCAATGGTGAGGGCGAGGGGGGTGGTCATGGGTTCGTTGTCGTGGTCGTGGTCGTTGTCGTCAGCGGTCAGCTTTCAGCTATCAGCTATCAGCGGTCAGCGGTCGGCTGACAGCTGACGGCTGACAGCTGACGGCTGACGGCTGACCGCTGACAGCTAGATCCGAGAAAGGCCCGCCACAGCAGCCAGGGGCCCGCCAGCAGCGCGAGCGCCCCCAGGGCCGCCAGCAGTGCGACGCCGACCGCCCAGGCCCACACCCGCCACGGCGCCGCCGTGTCGATACCCCAGCCAGCCGGCGTCCAGTCGAGCATTACGCCGGCCACCCGCTCAGCACATCCAGCGTCAGCAGCGCCGGCCGATCCGCTGCCGCCAGGGCCGTGTCGACCGCCTCATGCAGGGCGCGGCGCCGCTGCACGATCGCCCCACGCAGCGCCCGGAAGGCATCGGCCCGCGCCACCACGCGCTGCGCCCCGGCCAGCAGCGCGTCCGGTGCGTCGGACCCCACATCGGCCCGCAGACTGCGCCCGATGACCGGCGTCTGGCTCTCCCTGCTCGCCAGGTACGCCCGCGCATCCGCCTCCAGATTGGCCCAGTCCGCCGCCTCCGGCCAGGCGTAGTCAGCCGCCCCGCGCTCCAACGCCAGGTCCGCGCGCGCCTGTACGGTAGCGCGCAGGGCCGTCGCCAGGTCGTCCAACGTCCGCTCATCGACCGGCGCGGCCAGGGCCATGCGCACCGCCGCCGGCCGCCCCTGGGCATCGGCGCCGAGCACCGGCACCGCGGCCCAGCCGCCGCCCAGGTCCGCGCCAGCCAAGTGCTCCACCCGGTAGCCCGCGGCGGCGAGCCACTCACGCGAGGGGTTGAGGCTCTCCAGGAGGGCGAGGATGCCGGCGCATTGGCCTTGCAGCGCCCCGGCCGGGGGCGGGCGGGCGACGCTGATGGCCTCGGTCGGGGCGCACAGGCGCGGGGTCGCGGTGCGGCAGTCCCACAGTACGGTCATGGCGGGGTCTCAGTTGGGGCGCAGCCACAGGCCGCGCGTGTCTTGGTAGAGGGTGGTGCCGCTGGGCAGGCTGCCGGCGCCCCAGGTGCCGGAGAGGGTCCCGGCGATCAGGTGCAGCGGCCAGCCGCGGCGCGGTCCGCCGGCCGGGAGGCTGACGGACACGGTGCCGCCGCTGGGGGCGACCACGGTGCCGTTGACGGCCAGGGGGACGCTCGGCGCGTCCGGATTGGCGAACAGCAGTGCGGTGCCGGTCAGGGGCGCCCAGCCGCCAACGATGCGGTCCGCGCCGCCGGCGAGGGCGACCGGAGCAAGCGGGTCCTCCGGTGATCCCCACGGGGCCGTCGACGTGGCGGTGACGATGGCCGTGGTGGCGTTACACGCCGCCGCGGCGCCCGCTCCAGCTTCTCCGCCCCAGTGCAGCGTGACTGCCGTGCCACTGTCTACGCAGTAGGAGGACGCATCCGGGACGATCGCGATCGTAATGTTGTTCCCGGCGGCCCCGGCGGCGCGCGCGGACCAGCTGATCTCGCGATTGCCGCCGGCCCACGTCGTGACGGTCGCGGCGACGGCATCGGCGGCGACCATGCTGATCGGCACCGCCCCGGCGCCGGCGACGCCCCCGTTGAGGCTGACGGGGCCAACCGCGGGGGGGATGCCGGTACTGCCCAGCGCGTCGACCATCCCGGTGGCCGCGGCGGCCGCGGCGACGGTGATCCCTTGCGCACTGGCCAGGCGGGTGACGGTGACCGTGGCACCGCTGACGCTCGCAGTGGCGGTCGTGCCCGCGGTCGCGCTGGCGACGATCTGCACCGCCAGGGCGTTGCCGGCGGCGCCGGGGTAGGCCCGGGAGGCCGTCCAGGTGATCGCCGTATCGCCGCTGCCGGTGGTGACTGCGGCCGGGATATCGTGGTCCCAGCCGGTCACGCACAGCATCGCCTGGTCGCTGATGCCGACCTGATTGGATGCCAGGTTGGGCGTCATGACCAGGGTCCCGGCTGACACGGCGGTAAAGCCGGTGTAGTCGTTGGTGCCGAGGAGCCCCTGGTAGGTGCCCCAGCCGCGCGCCCCGGCACAGCCGGCGGGCGGGCCTGGTACCCGATAGAGCGCCTGCACCGACTGCCACGCGGCGGCCTGGTCGGCGAGCAGGGCCGTGCAGAGGGCGGCGAGACATCGCAGCCGGCGCGTCATGGGAGCACCTGACGATAGGGCGCGGCGCATTACCAGTACCCCGCGCACGCCATGCGGCAGACGGTTGGGGTGCAAGTAAGGATGCACTCACGGGTCTCGGTCGTGCGCGGCATGAGGTCGTCCGCCGCGCCGTACATCCAGCGGATGGTCGCGGTACTCGATGCCACCAGGTAGTAGGTCCCGGCGGCGCTGGTCAGGTCGATGCGGGCGGTCGCGACGCCACTCGCCGGGGGGGTGATGGTGAGGAGCGCCGGGCCGCCGGTCAGGCGCGCGGTGTAGACGTCGACGCCCGCGGTGAGGTCGACGGTCAGGCCCGTGGCGGTATCGCCGATGGCGGTGACGGTCGGGGTGTAGCCGCCAGCGCCCCCGCCGCCGTCGGTGATGCCGTAGCCGCTGAGTGTCGTCGGCGTGGCAGTGATGGTGGACCACGCCTGGGTGTGCGCCGTTGGGGTCCGCGCGTCGATACCCTGGGCCGCCGTGGCGTAGGCGCTCGCCGCCGTGGTCGCCGCCGTGCCCAGGCCGAGCGCGGTGCGGGCCGACGACGCGCCCAGCATCTCGAAGATGCCAGTGGCCTTGGTAACCGGGAACAGATTCGGGTCCGACTGCCCGGACGGGGCATCGGTCAGGCTCGCGTAGGTCGCGAGTGCCCCCAGCCCCAGGCTGGTGCGCTGCGCCGCGGCAGTCGCCCCGGTCAGGAGCGCCCGGCCCGCGGCCGTGCTGTCGGTGAGGTCGGCCGCGGCCACGCCCGCCGGTTCGTAGGTCCCGGTGTGGTCATGCACCGCCGCCAGCGTAATCCCGTCGGCCGCGGCATCGGTCGTGATTTGGACGCCCGTCCCAGCCACCAGCGTCACGGTGTCGGGCGCGGCCTCCGCCACCACATTCGCTTGGCCCGCGACCGTCACCGTCCCGAAGGCTTGGGTCGCCGCCCCGCCGGTCACCGCGGCCCAGGTCTGATCGCCGCGTAAATAGGTGGTGCCGTTGGCGGTGCCAGTGCCCAGTCGCGCCGTGGCGATCGTGCCGGTCAGGTCGGCCGCCGGCAGGCCCGCCGCCGGCGTATCGAGCGCCCCCGCGGTGACGTGGACGTAGCCGGTCCCGGACGGGGCCGGCCCGGCCGGGCCTTGCGCGCCCGCCGGACCTTGGGCGCCCGCCGCGCCGGGCGTCCCGTCGGCGCCATCCGGCCCGGCCGGGCCTTGCGGTCCCGCCGGACCCTGGGCGCCCGCGGCCCCGGGTGCGCCGTCGGCGCCATCCGGCCCAGCCGGGCCTTGCGGTCCCGCCGGACCCTGGGCGCCCGCGGCCCCGGGTGCGCCGTCGGCGCCATCCGGCCCGGCCGGGCCTTGCGGTCCCGCCGGACCCTGGGCGCCCGCGGCCCCGGGCGCCCCATCGGCGCCGGCAGCCCCCGGCGCACCCGCCGGCCCGGCCTCGCCCACCACGCTCGTCCACTCCCAGGAGGCCCCGCCCGCCGCCACCACCAGCGCCTGCCCCGCGCTGCCCAGCGCGCTGGGCCCATCGAGCAGGCACGCCAGCGTGGTACAGCCCCCGCCCCCGGTCGCACTCCAGGTCGCGGCCAGGTCCGCGTTCAGGATCAGGCCCCACCCGGCCGCCGCGCCGCTCGTCACCGGCAGCAGCCGCCCGGCCAGGATATCCGCCGCCGGCACGGCACTGGCCGTCACCAGCGAGCGCAGCTCCTGCACGCCCGGCAGGTCCGGCACCTGCACCCGCAGCCGCTCGGTGCGCGCGCGGGTCGCGATGGCGAACTCATACCAGGTCGGCGCCCCGCCGGGCAGCGCAATCTGCGACTGCGCCGCCAGCGTCACCACCAGCGGCGACGTCAACGCCAGGTCCGCATACTCGGTCGCGAGCCCATCGCCCACCCACCCGATGACCGGCTTGCCATCCGCCGTGATCAGCCGGACCGACACCCGCGCCGCGCCGAGGTCCGCCGCACTCCCCGCCGGTACCGGGATGCGCACCTGCGCCGCCTGGCCATGCGCGCACGCCAGCGCGCCCGCCAGCGCCACGCACAGCCGGGTCCGGCAGGTCATCACTTACTCCGCCGCCGCGTCCGCGGGCGGCGCCGGCAGCCGCTCCCGCAGCCCGCCATGCGCCTTGAAGCGCACGTTAGTGGTCGCCTTCCCATCATAGAACCGCCCGGTGAGCGCACACTTGCGCAACCCCTGCGGCGCCCGCTGCGTCACCCGGAAGGTGCCGAAGCCGTGCAGGTTCACCTCCTCACCCCCCTCTAGCGCGACCGTGATCGCGTCCAGCACCACGTCCACCGCCACCGCCCCGGACGCCTTGGCGATCCCCAGCGACGCGGCCACTTGCTTACTCAGTTCACCTTTATTCATGTGTCCACCTGTTTTCAGCTTTCAGTTTTCAGCTATCAGCGGTCAGCTATCAGCTATCAGCTATCAGCTATCAGCTATCAGCGGTCGGCTGACGGCTGAAAGCTGACCGCTGACGGCTGAAAGCTAATACCCCCTCAACAACGCGCTCGCCGCCCGCCGCCCCCCGGTCACAATCTGCACCGGTCCGCGGTCTTCATCCGCCGCCAGGTCTGCGAGCATCCCGGCCACCGCGCTGTCGCCGTGGCGCTCGCCCTGCTTGTCGGTGTTGCCGTCCGGCGGCCGCGGCACCCCGCGCAGCAACTTGATCGCCCGGTGGTCCTCCAGCACATCGTCATGGCGGATCAGCACCGTGGTGCGGTCCTCGATCCCCGCCTTGTACTTGGGCATCCGCTCGCGGTAGGTCGCCTCACTGAACTTCACCCGCAGCACCCGCGAGCCGCGCCGGTCCTCGGCGGCCTCGGCGATGCTGTCGCCGTTGCCGGTCGAGTCGATCGCCTCCTGCCCGAGCTTTGGCGTACCTTGCTCGATCGCCTCCAGCACCTGGTCCTGCTGGTCATAGGGCACGTTGTGCATCTCGATCACCGCCACCCAGGTGCGGCGCAGCGTCTCACCCAACTCCAGCACCACGATGCAGGTCATATCGCCCTTGCGCGCGAAGTCCATGCCGATGGCGTGCCGGCGCGCCGGGTCGAGGGTAGCCAGGTGCGGCGCGACCGCCTCGCCCAGCCAGTCGGCCATCTCGCGCCGACGCGCGTCTTTGGGCAGGAGGTTGAAGCGCGCATCCCCACTGAAGCGCAGCAGCGGCGCCGAGGTCGCGGCCGGCGCCATCGCCGCCTCGATCAGGGCGCGCGGGAAATAGGTCCCGCCGCCCATGGCCGGGATGCAGTACAACTCTTCGTCTTTATTGTTCCGGTAGAGATGCCACAGCCCCGCCAGCCATTGCGCCTCGGCCAGCGGACTCCACGTCTGGTGCGAGACGCTGCAGATGCGCTTATAGAGGCCCTCCCGCAATGCCAGGTCGAGCGGGGTGCGATGCACCGTCGCTTGCTTGCCGTAGCGTCCCGATCGGACATCAATCACTAATTGATTGAAAGGGTTGTCGATGCCGTTGTGGGTAGAGATGACGGCGAGGCGCCCCCCCCACATGGTCATCGCCATCGCCGCCCTGAGGATTTCTTCGAGGTCGTCAACGAACGCCGCCTCGTCAATCACTAAAAGATCGCCCGGCCGCCCCTTGGAACGCAGGTTGCGGGGGTTACTACTGAAGGTCTGGATGACCTTCCCAGATGGATAATCTATTCTGAAACTATGGATGTCGTTACCATCATCACGCTGCAGCACGGACTCCCCAATCGTCTGCCCGGCGACATTTGCGGCCCGTGACCAAACGGCACAATCGGCCACGAACCCCGCCGTCATCTCCTTGTCATAGCTGATGTAATAGACATTCCCCCCGCCCGCGGCGCGACTTGCGTGCAACACCGCGTCTGCGGCGGTGCCGTAGGACAGGCCGATGCGACGCGACTTTTCATGGACCTTCAGGGGCGCCAGGTCCTGGTTCCAGCGCACCTGATAGGGCAGCAGGAGTGGAGCGCTCATGCGCCGCCGCCGGGTTTGGTAATATCGCGGGGTCCGTTTCCCACCCCTGCGGGAATGCACCAGGGCGACGCCTTGCTGGTGGACGGGGATTCCCCACGCACGCGGGGATGGAGCAACGGCAGTGAGCCGCTCCGACGGACCACGCAGGATGTTCCCCGCGCTCGCGGGGATGGACCCGGGCTGTCGGCCCCGTTGTGGGTGCTCATGATGATGTTCCCCGCGCACGCGGGGATGGACCAAGAGCAGAATCCCTCCCGCGGGGTCAGCGGGCGCGGCGTCCGCATCGGGTTCAGCCTACGCAGACGCCCACGCGCGGCCTGGCTTTCCCCTTCATCCATCATCACAGCTCCCCCTCGATCGCCGCCCGCAGGGCGGCGATCCCTTCCGGGCTCACGCCCTGGGTGCGCGCCGCCGTCTCCACCCGCGCGGTCGCCTCGTTCACCGCCGCCGCCACCTGGGCCGCGGCATACTTGGAGTCCGCCAGCCCCAACCGTCCCAGGTCCGCCAAAGAGCGCGTGACCAAAGACAAAGATTTCGCCAAGGCCCCCGGGTCGCCCCCGTCCTCCTCCTGCGCCGCCGCCTCGGCCTTACGCAGGCTCATCAGGATGCGCAGCAAGGTCTCCTGCGCCATCGCCGTGGTCGCCCGCCGCAGGCCGGAGCCGTCATCATCCCCGGACAGCGCCCGCCCCAACTCCGCCGCCCGCCGGGCGTCCGCCATGGCGCCGGAGAACTCCGCCTCCAGGTCCTGCCCCCAGCGGTGTAACGAGGATTTACTGATGCTGTAACCCTGGCTTAACAGCCAGTCGGACAGCGCCACATAGTCACTGAAGCCGTTGGCGATCAGGCGCGCGTTCAGTTCATCGCGGGTCGCGACCGGCAGCGCACAGACGGCAGAACGCGGGGGCATGGGTTACGCCGGGGTTTGGGGTGCGGGGGGCGGGGTGCGGCTGGTGCGCAGCGGCGCCGCCGGGCCGACCGCGCACAGCCGCAGCGCTTCTTCGCGCGGAATCAGGACCTCCCCGTTGCGCGTCTCGAACGCCACCGTCGGCGGCGTAGCGGCGACCGCCGCGCACAGGCGCCGATAGACCAGCAGCGGGGCCACCTTGCGGCTCACGGCAACGGCATTCGCCACCACCATCAGCGGCAGACAGGCACCCGGGGGCAGGTAGGCCCCGTCCCAAGACGTCGATTTAGCCGGCGCGTCGCTCATTACTCTTCACCCCTCACTCTTCACCCCTCACCCCTCACTCACACCGGCCGCGGCCGGGCCACGCCCGGGTAGCGTTCCAGCCCGCCGGCCACATCGGCCCCGCGCAGCGTCAGCGTCGGCACCATGATCGTCGCCCCCCCACCCAGCAGCACCAGCCCGGCTTCCTCCAGCCACGCCAGGTGCCCGCGCAGTTGCGCCGCGCTCAGCCGGTTGCCGGCCTGCTCCAGGAGGTGGGCGCGCAGCAGATGCTCATGCACCGTGTAGTCGGGCGCCTCGGCCAGGGCGTTGAGGATCGCCAGGCGCTCATCTTCACGGACCGCCTCGCGGTAATCAGGGGGGCTGCTCATGGGCGTTCTCCGGCCCGCGGGCCATACTCCAGCAGGTGTTGATGGATGCGGTTCACCGCGGTCCCGATGCCCTCCAGGAGCCCGGTCATGTGCCCGATCTTGCCCTCAAAGGCATCCATCCGAATGTGCGCGTGCTTCATGTCCTCATGGGTCACGCCCAGGCGCCGCGCCTCCTCCAGCGCCACGATGCGCGCCACATGCGCGGCGCACTGCGCCGGGGTCGCCCCGGTCGCCTCCAGGCGCGCAATGCGCTGCTCCAGCGTGTGCACATCCAGCGCCGCGGCGTCCTGACGCAGCATCAAGGCCCGGTCGCGCCGCCCCAGCGAGGTCCACAGCGCGATCACGCCCCCGCAGGCCCCGGCCACCGCCAGTTGCAGCCAGTCCGAGCCGATGCGGAACCAGTCGGTATCCATGCCTTACCCAGCCCGCCGCGCGATCGGCGCCGTCGCCCGCAGCCGCCCCCACAGCGCCAGCGCGCCGCCGATCAGGCCCACCAGATTGGTGCCCAGTTCCAGCAGCGCCCCGGCATCCAGGCTGTACCCGGCCAGCGCCGCGCCTTGGGACACCAGCACCGTCAGCGCCCCCACGATCGTGGTGGAGCGCCACCACGGCTTCGGCTCCTGGGCGTCCGGCGCCTCGGCCGCGATCAGGTGCGCGGTCAACCGCTCATAGATTTCGGCCTCGCTCAGCCCGCTCGCGAGCTGCGCCGTCGTCGCGGCGTGCAGGGCGGCGGCACGCAGGCTGTCAGTGGGAACGGGAACAGGATCAGTCATCGCGAGGACTCCACGGGGATAAGAATGAAGGAGGAAGGATGAAGGCTGGGCATGTTCATCCTTCAGCCTTCAGCCTTCAGCCTTCATACTTAGAAACAGCGCCCGCTCCGCCGCCCGGCGCGCCACCAGCCCGGGCAGGACCTTCAGCGGCTGCCCGGCCTTGGTCCAGCGCCCGAACTCACGGGCCGCATCCGCCCAGCGCTCAGTGATGACGTAGCGCCAAAGGGTGGATTTGTGCAGCGCGGGGAAGCCGAGGTTGAACCCGAAGCTGACCAAGGCGCCGAACTGCCCATCGGTCAGCGTGACCGGGCAGGCGTCCAGAATACTGGCCGCCACCGACCCGGCATCGGCCACCAGGAGGGCCTCGGCCAGCGGCTGGGAGATCTTGAGCTTGGGCGTAATCGGGCGCCCGTCGACCGTGCCGGTGTGGCCATACCCGATGGTCAGAATCCCGGCCGGGCAGCGGTACGCCGTGAGACGGCAGCCCTCGAACCGGCGGATCAAGGCCAGGGCGGCGGGCGGAAGGGGGCGACGAGTGTGCATGGCCCTAGGATGGGCCGCTCCGACAGCGGCTTGGACCGCTCCGGATTATGTGGAGCCGGGGCCCCCCGGCCCCGGCAGATTATGTGGAGCCGGGGCCTCCCGGCCCCGGCGTGCCGCGCGCTCAGGCGCGGCGGTCGTCCCCGTACCTCTCGCGGCGCAGATAGGCCCATCCGGACGCCTCTTCGGACGGGTTCGCGCAGAGCAATATCAGCGCGATCCGCATCATCATTGTTTGTCGTTGTCGTTGTCGTTGTCGTTGTCGAAATCCGCTGACGACTCCAGCGGGTACCCACCCCGCAACAAGGCCAGTTCCGCCGTCCCGATCCGCCCCTGACACCAGAAATAGGCCGTCGAGCCGACGGGGCAGTCCGGCAGCAGGTCCAGCGCCGCCCGCCGCTCGGCGCGTAGCACCTCGATCAGGACGGCCGCGTTCATCGCCCCCCCATCCGCGGCGCCGGCAACGGCCGCCGGTGCAGCTCCGCCTGAATCCGCAGAATCACGTAGATCTGGTTCTCGCTAAGGCCATACTTCGCCGCCAGATGCCCGACCCCCCGCGGCCGCGCCTGATGATCGCGCCAAATCCGCGCATCGCGCAGCGCCCGTTCCACCATCGTCACCGGCGGCAGATGCAGCTTGCCGCCCCCCACATAGGCCGCAATCGCCGCCACCACCCGCTGCGCCTGCGCCCGCGGGTCCGCGTCCGGGGCCCCGCGCAGCGCCGCCTCCGCCGCGTCCACCAGAAAGCGCAGCGTCTCCGGCCAGCGCCCCGTCAGGTCGTGCAGCGTCGCCAAGTCCCCCAACAGCCGCTCCACACTGCGGTGCAGCCGCGGCGGCGGCGGGGCCGGCACCCCGCGCGGCCGCGGGGCCGGCCCCGGCGCCAGGTCGAACAAGGGACGATCGCGGTGGCTGGCCATGGTGGACTCCGGTCAAGTGGTGATGGGAGCCGGGGCGTCCCGCCCCGGCGTGGCGGAACGCTTGCCGCGCCGATCCAGCGCGGCAATCACCCCGCGCAGTTCCACGTCCGTGGTCTGCGCGATGGGGCAGGCCACGCCCGCATCCTTGATGCCCCGCTGCCGCCGCAGGATGGCCTCGGCATAGGCCCACGGCAACTGCTGGTCGGCCAGCAGCGCGCCGACCTTGGCCAGCATCCCCCGCCGGTCGAGCGCCGGCTTGCCCGGCCCGCGCCCGGCCCGCTTGGGCGTCGTCGGCACCCACCCGGCCCGGCGGAACTCCATCAGCAGGCTGTCGCGCTCCATGGCGTCGAGGTCCGCAGCACTGCGGGTCCGCCCGCCAGAGATACGGCTGACCATCGCCCGATAGACCGCGTCGTCGAGGTCGAGGTGGGTGGCGGCGATGTGGATCAGGGTCAGTTCGCGTTTGCGCAGGTCGGGACCAGGCTTCATTGCGCGCCTCCGGAGCCGGGGCATCCTGCCCCGGCTCCACTCTCGGTTGCGACAGCAGCCAGGGGAAACCGCGGAACGAAGCTCGCGCCACAGTGTTTGCAGAAGGCCATCAGAGCCCTCCCGCCGGGGCAGGATGCCCCGGCTCCAGCGGCCACTCCCGCCCCGCCGGCATCCACTCATTGCGCACCCGCCCGCCCCCCGGCGGTGGGCAGCGCCGCACCCGCAGCCGGCCCTGACGCGCCCAGCGGGCGAGATAGGTGGCTGCCTGCCCGCCCGGCACGGCGGCCATCGCAGCGGCGTAGTCGACCGGTCCCGGCTGCGCCGTGACCCAGGCCCACAAGCCGGCGCCGTAGCCGTTGGCGTCGATGCGGGCGTGGCGGGCCGCGATCTGCGCGGCGATCCGCGCCTGGCGCTTGACGTACTTGGCGCCGGGAGGCTGCGCCGCGGCCTGCTTGGCCAGGGGGGCTTCCAGCAGCAGCGCCTGGGCAGTCAGCCCGCTGCGGACCCCGGGGGCCTGCGCGGCGCCCGCGGCCAGGTCCCGCTCCGGCGGCTGGGGCTTCAGGTCCGCCCGTGCCAGCGGCCGGCGCTCCTGGCCGGGGGGGGTGCGCAAGGCCGGGGGCGGGACATAGTCGCCGCGCTGCCAAAAGCTCTCGGCCGGATGCGGGACGACGTTGGTATCGCGTGGGGTGGCGGTGATGACGGGGTGAGTCATGCGGCCTCCGCCGGCGCCGGCCCGAAGCGGCTGAAGTCGAGCGGGATCTGCCCCCAGGGCGAGCAGGCATCCGGGCGCGTGTAGGCGCGGAAGTAAATGGCGTTGCCGTCGGACTCCAGGGCATCGCGCGCCGCGGCCTGGGCGCGCTGCCAGCGGGCGTCCGGTAGATCGAAGCGGATGAACTCCAGCAGGCGCGAGGGGGCGATGCTGCCGGCGTCGTCACGGCGCACGATCATGTGGGCGATCTGTACCAGGAGCGGGTTGGCGCCCTCGGTCAGTTCGGCCAGCAGGTCCTCGATCAGGGCGGCGGCGGCCAGGATGGCCGGGCCGACCCGCATCTTGGGGCTGACCACGCGCTCGATGCGCTCCAGGCCGTCCAGACTGTGCAACACCACCGAGCCGTTGCGCCCGGAGAGTTTGACCCCGTAGGCCTCCCCCACCAGGGCCACGAAGGTATCCAGGTCCGCGAACAGGGCGCGCTTGAGCGCCCCCAGCAAGGCGCTGGCGTGGCGGCAGCGCCCCACCAGGTCATGCACGGTCATGTTGCGCAGTTGGTCGCGCTCGGTCAGATAGGTGGCCGGCACCCAGCGCCCGGTGGCGTCCAGGAAGTGGCCGGGCGGCGGGGGGGTCAAGGCGATGTCGGCGGTCTTGGTGCGTTTAGTCATCGTTGGTTCTCCAAAAGTGGTCCTGCTCACAGTCAATGCGCTGCCACTCGCGTAGCGCCAACGCGACGCGCAGCAGATAGATCAGCCCGGCGATGGCGAGCAGCGTCAGCATGGCGTGCCCTGCGCGAACCCCGGCAGCGGCGCCAGGTCCGCCAGCCGCCCGGCCCGCACCCGGTGCCACAGCGCACCGGCGGGCGGCGTCTCGGGGAGCGCCGCGCGCGCCCGGTGCAGGGCGATCAGCCCCAGGTAGGCCGAGGCGATCTCCTCATCGAGCCCGGCCGCGGCGGCCCCCGGCGGCCCGGTGGGCGCGTCTGGCCCCGCGACCGGCGCCGCGCCGCCGCCCAGGAACCAGGGCACCCGCTCACCATCCTCCGGTACCGGGTGCTGCGGCGGTGCGGTCCGGTCATAGCGCTCGATCAGGGCGGCGGCGATGGCGGTCAGGCCCAGGAGGCCGGGGACCCCGGCGAGGGCGTAGTTGGCGGGTTGTTCACTCATGGTCATCTCCGGGGATGCGGCCGTCATGGCACGCGGGATCGGCCAGGCCCAGGTCGGTGTACATCGCGGTCAGGGCCGCCCGGTCTTCAGCGCTGCGCCGCCCGGGCGGGATCTGCTCGATCCGCGCACAGGCGCGGATCAGTGCGGCCTGTGCGGTGTCGCTGGACTTGGCGGCGCGGCGGCAGGTCGCTGTCACCCGCGTCGCGAAGGCGTGCAGGCTGCACCACAGCCCGGTGCGCGAGTGCTCCCAGTCCGCCGACACACAGGCGTCGCAGCGGGTCTCGGTCAGGATCGGCTGGCCATCGGGCATGGCGATAGCCAGGGCGGTCAGGTGCCAGCCCGCCCGGGCGCGGACTTGCTCGGTCGGGCTGCCGTCTGGATCAGCCTTGATGCTCATGTCGCTGCTCCGTGGGAAAAGACCCGGTTGATCACCGCCTCCGACAGCCGCTTGTGCGCGGCGACATCGGCATCCGCGGACATCTGCGGCTCGCGAAAGAACCCCATCCGCGGCCGACTCTGCGGCGCGCGCTCCACCCGCCGCGGGAGCACCCCGCGCTCGATCAGCACGTCGATCCGGGTGTCGATGGCCGCGGCACTGCGCTCCCACCCGGCCGCCAGCAGCGCGGCCACCACCGTCGGGATCGAGCCGGGGATCTGCTGGACCGCCAGCGCCAGGGCGGCATCCTCCTGCGCACTCCACACGCGGCCCCTAGCCATGGTCCACCTCCCGGCGCGCCACCACCCGCACCCCCGGCAGTCCGGTGCACACGATCACGGTCGCCCCGCCCGCGGCCAGTTCGACGGCTCGCGCCATCGCACGCAGACACCGCGGGCGCAGCAGCACGGCCCCGCCGTCCACCGGCCGCGGCACTCGGGCCAGCTTGGCCCGCGGGGCGCGGCGCGGCTCGCCCCAACGTAGATGCCGGCGCGGCCTACTCATGGTCCACCTCCAGCGCCTCCGGCCAGGCGCCGTCGATCCGCGCCGTTGCCTGGATGGCCCCATGCACCAATGCCTCCAGCGCCGCCTCCTGCGCCGACTCGGTGTGATCCTGCTCAGCCGCGCGCGGCGCCGCGACCGGCGTCCCGCCCGGGAACAGCACCAGCGCCACCCGCGCCGCCGGTCCGACCAGCCCACGGTCCCCCAGCGGGGCTATGGGGTGTAGCGGCATCTTGCGCAGCGGGGCGCCCGGCAGCGTCTGGTCGCCCATCCACGTCCAGGCGCTGCGCGGTTCGAGGTAGCGGGCGCCCACCAGCCCCGCTGGCATCGCCCCGTGGTACCCGGCCATGCTCAGCGCAATCGGCGTCTCCCCGCTGAGCGTCTGGCGGTAGACGCACAGCACGTCCAACAGCGCGTCCAGCGTCAGCGTGTCCTCAGCCATGGGCCACCTCCGCCGCGAAGCGCCCCAACTCCGACCAATCCGGCGGCGGCGACGCCTCCGCGCAGCACTCCCCGCCGGTGATGACGTTGAGCGCCCAGACGTCCAACAGATGCGCCCGGTCGATGTCCACGGCCTCCCGGCTGCGCCGCTCCAACAGCAACGGCAGGATCGGCTCCGCGTCGTCGCGCTGGCGCTCACGCAACCGCCGCACCAGCCGCGAACACCGCACCCGATACCCCGCGATCAACCGCTCCAGGTCGGCCATGCGCTCCTGCGCAATCGCCAGGGCCTCGCGCTGCTCGGCCGCAACCTCGGCCGCCTCCTCGCACGCCCGCTCCCGCGCCTCAAAGGCCGCCTGCACCTCCGCCACCAACCACGCCAGGGCCGCCGGGGCGCCCTCCCCCCCGGCATAGGCCGCCGCCTCCAGCGCCCGCAAGTCGCGGATGGTCGGCTGCCCGATCTCCGGGTGCAGGGGCGTCATCCGGATGTCCAGGTGCGTCGTCATGTCGTTCATTGCTGTGCTCCCAACCGACTGTTGATACATCCAGCGCGGCACGCCCGATACAGGGCCACGCGCTGCGGATTGGCGGCGGAAAAGGGCGCGACCTGCGCCGCCTCGCAGTAGTCGCGCCGGACCTCGCCCAGGACCGGGCACTCGACCGTGGCGCCGCAGTAGCGCCCTTCCACCAGGGCCTGGAGCCGCTCCGGGATGGCCGGATAGCGGGCGTTCAAGACCTGGCTGATGATGGTCGGCGACGGAAAGCGCGTCCCCGATGCCTCTTGCAGGTCCGCCACCACGGCTGCCTGGCTGGTGCGCTCGCAGTGCTCGCGCAGGACTTCGATCCAATCGCAGGACGGCGCTGTCATGTCGCCACCTGCCGCCCGCTCGGGCTGTAGACCGACCCCGTGTTGGGGTCCACCACATGCTTGTCGCGCCGAATCTGCGGCGGCCGCGGCCCCCGCCAGCGCGCCGCGTTCAGCCGCCAGCGGCCCGGCTGCACGATGTGCAGGAACCCGGCCCGGGAAATCCGCTGGCAGAAGTCTTGCGCCTCGCGCTCGGCCACCACGTTGCCGTCGACGCTGGCATGGACCGCCAGGTCCAAGGCCGTGAAGTCGCGCAGCACCCGCATCACGGCCCACATCCGTTCGCGCCCGGTGCCGATGAGGATCTCGGTGCCGTCCAGGCGCACGCGCGGGGCCTCGTGACCGGTGTCGCGCACCAACTGATAGGCGCCCGGTCCGGCCTCGGGACGCGGGAGCGGGGCCAGGTGCCCGGTCTGGACCAAGGCCCGCAGGTAGGCGCGGATGCGCTCCAGACAGCCCGCCGGGGGCGCCTGCATCTGGTCGCGCACGGCCGGGGCGCTGATGTCCATGCCCGCGGTGTGCAGGGCGCGCACCGTGGCCCAGATCTCGGCGCGGAAACAGGGGTGACGGCTCATACGCCCCCCCGCAGCTCACCGGTGCGCAGATCCCGCTTGCCCCAGGTCTTCACGTCGACCCGCTGCCACCCCTTGATGCGCGCCTCCCGCACGATCCGGTGCAGCGTGACGGCCACCCAGCGGGTGACCCCGCCGGACTCGGTGAGGATGGCGGCCAGCAGGTCATCGGTCAGGGTCAGATCCCGGCAGTAGGCGGCGGCCAGGATGGCGACATCCTCCGCACTGGCCGGCTGCGCCGGAACCCAGCGCAGCACCCGGTCGTGGACCGTGCGGTTGTGGCGCTTGAGTTTGGCGGGCAACCCTTCCTCGCCGATGAGGATCACGGGGGACAGCGACCCCTCGTAGATGTCCATCACCAGTTGCCCGCGGCCCTTGTCCACCAGGTAGTCGGCCTGGTCTATAATCAGGGGGCGCCGCGAGCGCGCGAGTTCCTCGCACACCTGGGACAGCATCTCCGGCGTCGTCTTGGCCGGGTGCAGGCCCAGGACCTCGAGGATCTGGGCCAGGGTGTACTTGGCGGACCACACCGACTTCATTTCGATGTAAACCGCCCGGCACTTGGCCGTGACCACGGCCGCCGCGCTGGACTTACCCAGGCCCGGCACGCCGTGCATCTCCACCAGGCCCGGCAGGCCGCGCGAGCGCTCAAGGGTGTCTTCGGTCGCTTCCAGCAGGGCGGCGACGTTGGTCAGGGGCGCAAGCGTCCCCGAGGTGGTCACAGTTCCACCCCCCAGGCCGTCGTTAGGGCTTCGAGTCGCTTGCCTTGCATCTCCAGGATGGCGAACTGCCGCGTCTGCGCGGTGATGACGGAATGCAGGGCTGTACTGATCGCCTCCAAATTCTCGTTGATGCGGACTAGATGCCGGTCGAGTTCCTGCACTATTTGGCGCAGTGCCTCGTTTTGGAATTCGCTGTCTTCCTCCTCAGGCGCGTCAGGCTCGTCAGGCTCGCCCCTCGACAGCCTGTCAGCGATCGCAATAAACTCAGCGACTTTGCCCGCATCGGTGTACAACGACACGCCGTGCCGTCCCCGCCCTGACTGCATCACGTAGATCGGCAGGCCCAGCGTGTTGAGCATGTCCCGCGTCTCACGCCCCCACACGGGGTCGTAACCGCAGGCCGCGCGAATCTGATCGATCGCGACCTTCGCCATGATCGGAGTGACGCCCTGCTTGATCGCGTCAGTCAGGTCTATCACCGGCGTTTTTTCTGCCATACTTCCACCTGCTACTTTCTCGGCCGGTTCTCCCGGCCTTTTTTTCGCCCGTTACCGGGCAGTTACCTGGCCGTTAAGCCTCCGTTTCCTGGCCTCCCGCCAGCCCGTAAACCTCGGGAAAATCCGCCGCCAGGCGCGCCTGCGCCCGATACTCGCTCGACTGCGCATACCCGTCCCACCAGGCCAGGTCCGCCGCCGTGTAGTCGCCCAAGTCCTGTATGGGGAAGCCCCCGACGCTGCTGTGAACCGCGTCGCGCTGAATCCTGAGCCAGCGCTTGTACCGCTGGATCGGGCTATCGGGCAGGTGCGTCACGTTGCCGCCGGCCAAGTCGGCGGCGATGCGTACCTGCGCGTCAGCCTGGGCGGCGGTCTGGACCCGCGGCGCCGGTCCGGCAGCCGCGTCGGCCGCCTGCGCCCCGGCCGCCAGGGCCGCGGTGCTGTAAGGGGTCTGGGGCTGCGGGAAGGCCACCAGCTTCCCGGCCGCCTCGGCGCGATGGCGCAGCACGGCCTCGGCGGCGTTCTCGGTGA